TGGGTTCTGCGGGGATACTATATACCTTTAATGAGTGGTAGCATTACCTTTCATTATCCTCATCTGTTCTTTAACTTCATCAGACAATGTAACATCATCTAAGATTATTTTCATATAATGAGCTTTTACATCTAAATTAACTTCTGATGTTAACATTATATTAAAATCTTCTATAACATGTAATTTCTGTGATGAGAATGGTAGCCATGGTGTCATAACATAATGATTATTATCTTCAACAATTACTTTCATAGGTTCTTCTAAACCAATTAATGCACCATGAGCTTCTTCTATGTCATGTGTATATGCAACAATCGATTCACCTGAAACCAACTTGTATAACTTTACTGGAACATCTTCTAAATGTTCTGGAAATTTTTTCTGTTTTATGTTTGTGTCCATATACCTATTTATAATAATTTAACTTCGTGAATCTTGAATTTAAACTTTTCTTTAGCATATATTTTAACTCTTTCACCGCTATGATTTAAAGTATAATTCTTATTAGACTTCCAATGCAGGTCATCTGCTATATCATATAATATTGTGTCTTGTTTTGTCTTACGTAATCCTCTACCAATAGATTGAAGTACTCTTATTTGTGATTTACTTGGTGAGGCAAATATAATATTATGAAGATTAACTATATTAACCCCTGTAGAGAATGTACCATAAGAACAAACAAGGATAGCATCCTTCTCTGTCTCTGTTATAGCTCTTATCTCTTCTCGTATATCTGCTGGGACTTTACCACTTACAAAGAATACTTTTCTTTTACCTATTCCCCATAATCCTTTAGCGGCTTCATCTATTAATCTAAATAATGGTTCACCATGCTTCTCTACATATTGGAATAAAACTAATGTGTTACCCTTCTGGTCTAATGCCAAATTCTTAATAAATTTATTCCGCGCGTCGTTCGTGACAATCCAATCTACCTCATCTTGGTATTTCATATCCTTTACTAATTTACATGCTTCATCATTATGCTTAAGCAATATAATATCGATTGATATATTAGCAAGGTCTCCTCTATCAATAAGAGCTTTAGAGGTAGTGATATTCTTATGTGGTCCAAACAAACCTTCAAGAACAAGCTTATGTGTTTGTGTACCATCAAGAGTACCTGTCAATCCAAATCTATATCGAGCCTCAGTACATTTAGTTAGTATACTTGTTAGAGACTTAGCTTTAAATCCATGTGCTTCATCGCCTATAACCATACCGAACTGCTGGAAATATCCTTTTTGCATTTTGTATATAGATTGCCATGTGGATATATACACTCGTTTAGTCTTATGGCCTTTATCAAGTCCTGCCATAATCTCATGACAATTATCTGTAACAAAAAAGCTATCATCATTATCGGCATACTTACAGAAGTCACCATACATTTGTTTGACGAGACTTGTAGTAGGTACTATTATTAATACCTTGTCCTCTTCACGAGCTAAAAAATATCTCATAAGAAGATATATTATTAATGATTTACCTGAAGCTGTGGGAGATACTAAAAGACCTGACCTCGTTCGAATACCATGTTGTATAGCTTCTATTTGATAATCTCTTAGTATGTGTGGTATTGGTAATGTTTCAAACCAAGACATGTCATCATCATATACAAATCCTGGGTGATTATATTTTATTGTTGAGGGGTCATCCCAAGTATCAAGCTTTATATTTCTCTCTATACAAAAAGCTTTTACATAACCAAACAATCCAGCATATATAGATTGGTCACGCATATTTAATAGACGTATTTTTCCATCCCACATTTTATTTCTAAATTGAGGGGTGAACTTATAGTTAGGAACAAAGAACGTGAAGTACTCTGCTAACTCATGTAGGATTCCTTTATCGTCACAATCAATGTAAAGGAATGCATTATTTTTAACTTTAACAGTTATATTACATATAGGCATTTTCTCTATTTGTATGGTCAGTCACATCTACTATCGCACTAATTTCAGGATAGAGTCTTTTAAGTTGTCTTTCTATTCCATCCTTTAATGTTAATGCTACTGAACTACAACCTTGACATCCTCCACCAAAATTTAAAACTATTTCTTTATTATCAGTAATCTCTACTAGTTCACAGAAGCCACCATGAGAAGCCAGTCTAGGACTGATATCAGTATAAATTGTGTATTCTATTTTTTCTTTAAGGGGTGCATCAGCTTTAGGCGCATCGCCTTTAGCATTCGGTGCAGTGATAGTAAGCTTTTTAGATGTACCATCTACCTTTAGTGCTACATCAGAATCTTTTAAATAGCCAAGATATGATACAGAAATATAAGCATCAAAACCTTTGTATGGGAATTTTGTAAATTTTTTATGAAGTTCTTTAGGTCTAGCAAAATTAAATGTTACATTTGCTACAGGTGTTCCTGCCTTTTCAACCTCTATTTTTAAACCAAGCTCTTCATCTTGTTCTTTAAAAAGGTCAGCTATATATTGTTCAGCTTCTTTTGAGATAGTAAACATTATTCAAAATTTACCGTATTTCTATCATTATATTCTTTAAACTTAACCATGTATTCTTCTTCTGTTAACTTATGCCAACCTATACATTTACCAGTAGGCGAACGTCCACAGCTACATGGAAATTTTTCATGGGGTGGAATACCTTTAATTTGTCTTTTCATTAAATACTCCTTTAATATTTTTTTCTTACGTACCGGCTTCAAAGCTTCTCCATTTAATTATGTTACCAATATTTTGATGTCTCCATCGTATCGTATTCATAATTTCTTCTAATGTTTCTATAAGAACTTTATCATATTCTATATGAGCTTGCATCTTTTGGATATCAGTATCAGCATCATAATAATAATTCATTTGTCCTTTCAATGGTTTGTTCAAGCCTTTATAAGGATCGTATTCCCAACCAAGTTCATCAAGTTGTTCTTTAGATAATTTACCACCGTAATATAACCACTTATCTTTAAGTAGTGTTTTATATTCTAAGTCTCTTTTCTTTCTACGCATCTTAGCAATAGTAATTAACTCTAAGTATTTACTATGCATCCTTGCTGTCTTAATTGTAACATCATCTAATTTAAACTCATCTATAACAGAGTCATCCTTCCACATTTTTAAAACTTCTTCTATATTCATAACGTAATCATATTTATATTTGATTTAAATTCATCTAACCAAGGGAATGTTTTTTTCCAGTCACATCCTCTCCTTCTATCTATATCGGTTAGCTCTTCTTTTAGTTTATTTATTTTTGCATAATCAACAGGTGTATCATCTATAGCTTTCTCATATCCCTGCATCATTTTTTTAATGCTGTCATGCCAGTTTCCAGCATCTATTTCTTTATAAAGTCTTTTAAAATCTTCTGCAAAAAATCCTTTAGGGAATAATTCAGGTATCATATGAAATGGCCATACAACAAAATTAGCTGATAAATGTACTTTCCAAAATTTATCCTTTGTATTATATTTGTTTGCCATAGCTACTAATTCTGGTTGAGTCTTTATTGACATAGCATTCATTGTCATATGAAGTTCTGGTTCAATCTCTGGATATTCTTGACATAATATACTAAAATTCTTTTCCCATTCTTTACAATTACCACCCCATCTTATATACTCAAATGATGGTCCCCAACTATCAATAGAACAAATAATTCTTATATGCCCTAAGAATTTGGCTTTAGATAGAAATTGTATTCTATCCATTAATTCACGAAACTTTTTAGGCCGTACTTTTAAGTTACTAAATATTGTTAATTCTAAATGAGGACAAGGATGTGCTTCAAAAAAATCTAATAGTTCATGTATCTGTGGTTGGTAAAAAGGTTCCCCACCTAATATATTAAGTTTAACTAAATTATAAACACCATGGTCTAACCATTCCCAAAATTCTTTTTGTATATTTTTATATTTCTCTTCATCATTAAAAAATTCTAATGCATAAGGTTGTATCTTTTGTTCAAGCCCAAACTTTTTATTCTCAGCTTCCCATGTAGTACTATATTCAGCAGAACAATATACACAAGCTTGATTACATAAATTGCTGAAATATATTTCCATTAATTTACATTCAGTTTTATCTGGCTCTGTATTATTTGTAAAAAGTCCTTTAGATATTTTTGTAGAATTTGCTTCCATTCTATCAGAGATAGCACCAGCATCTTCCATCTTTTTACAATACTCACATCCTTCTTGTTCCCCCTCAGGCATTGTCGGCCATATACCATTTAACATAAGTTTACGAGTAGCTATTTTACTATGGGTATGGTGGAATCTCCCAAAGTCTCCCTCTGGGATTTTATCATAATGTGTTCTATGACAGGATGCGGATGTTCCTTCTTTTAATTTAACACTAGACCAAACAAATTTTAAAGCACATGTAGGGTCTTTTAAACCGGTATATTTATTCCAGTTACTATTCGGGCCGAATACTGATTCACTATCCATAAGTATATTATATCATAGTTTTGGTCATTTGTACATACTAGTTGAGAACATGTTGGGTTTCTCCTCTATGAAGCCCTAATGGATGGGAAAATGCTTTTGTTTTTCTTCTGTTCTTAGCAGGATGTGTAGGTAATTTACTAAGCATAAGCTTTAACCCTTCTGTTGAATCTAATATTTTTAAATGTTTTCTTTGTTCTTGAAATTCTTGATAGGTGATAGTCGTTGAATCAAAATTCATTGCAGCATGAGAATAATCTTCTCTATTTCTCCAAACACCAATACCAGTTTCTCGGTCTATAATAAAAAATTCTCTTTTTAATTTAACAATATCAAATATAGCACGCCAGCTCGTACCGCATCTTGGTCTATCAGGATCTTTTAATGTCTCTTTATCTGGTAAGGGCCATACAGCTCCGGCTTCTCCCCATGGTAACATATCATGTAAGAATATAAATCCTCTTGGTCTTAGAAACTTTGCTGCATTACAAAAATCTCTCCATACTTGTTGATGTTCATGCGCACCATCAATAAAGACAATATCAAATTTTTGTAGATTAACTTTGAAGAAGTCATCAGAGGTCATACGAATAGTACCACCAGAATATGGGTCTACACCGGTTTTACATGGTACTTTAATTTTATCAAAGCATTCATTATAGGCACAACCTATCTCTAAATAATCTTTAGCTTTAAGAAATGCCGCAGCATGATTTATTATGTCGTATCTATTAAGCAAAATAATCCTGCATATCACCCTCTCTAACGGTGTCTAATGTTAAACAATGCAGGCCTCCATCCCAGAAATTCCTATGTCTAAAACGACAATAGATTGGTTCAATGCCATGCTTCTCTAATGCTTTATGAACTTCAGGCTGATAGTTCATTGATAAAATAGTCTCTTCATTAACAGATAACATATTAACTTCAAATACAGTTTCTTCAGCATAGCCAACCCAATCATTCAACCATGTATCTACATATTTAACTAAATCTGGATTTGATTTAGCATCCGGATGCCACCATCTTCCAAGAGTAGTATGTTTAACATGTACCCATTCATACCAACCTGAAAAATCAGAAGTCATTATATTCGGATGTTCTATTATACAAACATCCCAACCAGGGAGAGTATCTTTAAAGGTTTCTTTACTTACTTCTGTTGAAGCAACGACTAATCCTGGTTTTGGCAAATTCATAACCCCATCTGTATGTCCTCCCACGGTTATTTTGCTACCAGCAAACATTGGATATCTTTCTAAAACTTTTTCAGCTAAATTAATATAATTTTCTTCATCAATAATAAGTTTATTGCCTACACGTATAAGTTGTGGTGCCCAAAAATCATCTGATAATTCACCAGTCTCTCTATCTATTAATTTTTTATCATCCCAATAGTCAACAACACCAGTTTTAAATAATTTTCTCGCGGCTGAATCTTCATGGATGTAACTGGTACATAATATTTTATCACCCAATGTAACAAAATCATCTCTGGGCATAAGCCATGGTTTAGGAATTCCTCTTACTCTTGAAACTTTAAGATTTCCGGCGCTTGATGGTTGTATTACCTCAACACCTAAATCCTCAAGCGTCTTGCGGATATTATTTAAATCTTCGTGGGTTTCATATAGTAATTGTTGTAGTAAATCTCTGAGTTTATGGTCTTGAATATCTTCAAAAAACTCTGGTTCAAATACATTGCCTAGAACAACTTGTTTTAAAGGGTCCCAGCCATTCCACGCATTAGCTTTATCTACCTGGTAATTTTTCGAATCCATCTAATGTCCACCTTCCATCTATCCAAGCTACTGGACTCATTACTTCAAGTCCATCTATTTGATTTTTATATTCATCTGCTCCACCGATATACAGATACTTGAATCCTTTTTCTTTATATAATGCACACTCATGTTTTAAACTTGCAATACCTAATTGTAATTTAGGTCTCCTATAATCCCAAGCAAACTGATAACACTCAGCATTTTCATCATCGAATTCACATATCATACTAAATGCTACCATTATTTTTGGGTAACCCTCAGCAACCCAATCTCTAAGTGCCGATTTACTTCTATCTTGAACTGATTTCTGAGTAATATTAGCACCATTATGATAATCATCATAAAGCCCATCATGATTTGAGTCAAAATATCCAATTATAGTATTTTCTTCATACTCGATTGGAAATAATGGCATTACACTATTAAAGTTATGATGATTACAATACTTATAATATATTGCATCTAAGTCTTGTGGCATTTCTGGATAATATTGTTGAAGCTCTGCCATATATAGTTTACTATAATTGGTTTTTTCAAGATTTATTCGAGCATACGAATAGCTCACCAGTCAAACCTCCAACTAACAACATCATCTAAATTTTCTTTAGACCAATTATCATAATAACCCTTTGCATCAAGTGCAACACTAGCTTGATTTACTGTACTTAACCTTTGTACTAATACAAGAATACATTTGCCAAAATTCATTTTGACACCATTAATTATTTCTTCACTATCAGGATGGTCTTCTAAAGCAACTAAATCTGCTGCCATTACTGTATTATTAAATTCCATTATTAAATGATGTAAATCATAAGGTGTATAATTTTCAGTTGCTGTATATATACATACAACCTCTGCTGAATCATCCCAAGTATTAAACGTTTCTGATAATACTTCACCAATATTATCTGTCTCTACATATCTAACTAATGCATTTTTTGCGTATGGGCAAGGGGTATTGTTTAAAGTCTCATTGTGTACTGAGACGAATTCATTAATCCATTTTGTGATTTCTTCTATCATAATATAAAGTATTTATTATAAGAATGCGTAATAAGAATATTCGAATGTTACAACTGCTGTCAAATATTCTACATCAGTTATTGTGATATCAAATGGTAATGATGCAAGAGTTGTTGGGTAAGCATCAACAAATTTGATTTGTTTAGTTACATTGTTTGCTGAGTTCATTATAGTTAGAGTTAAGTCTCTAACATGATTAGTTGCAGTATGCACTGTCTCTACATTAGATTTTATCCAATCAAATATTTCTTTATAATTTAAAAGGTCTTCATCAATTAGATATGATATTTCAAATGTTCCAAAGTTTATTTTATCAGGAGCTCTTCCTACATTTAATTGTTTAAACTGTAAAGGCGCACCTTCCGCAGTAACATCTGGTAACATCATTGTTTGAATAGTAAACTCTGCTCCAGAATATGTCTGGCTATCTAGAGTTAATACGAACGATGATGGGTTTAAAAAATTTGGCATAACTGTATTTATACGAAAAATTTAATAAAGTCATCAATAACTTCTTCTATATTTTCTAATGGTTCTTCATCTATAGCTTCAGCTAAGTCCCAATATTCTTCCATGTGTCCATTTAGCATTTTTCCTATATCAACATAATGAACTTTATGAGTGGGTCTATCATATGGTTTATCAACCTCAAGATATTTTTGCCATTCTATCCAGTCTTTTCTGTCATCTTGGTCTTCACCACTTTGGAATTTTTTTATAATAGTCCATCTATCTGCAAATTCATCTATCATTTCTGTTACTATAGGAACTATTACAACTTTTGGTTTAACTTCGTCAATAATATGTTGAAACAATTCTTGGTCAACAAGATTATGACTTTTTCTACAAGGATGATTAGGTATTACTTTTACACAATCTTTTAAAGCATTTGATGGATTTCGATTTCTGCTTTCTTCAAATGTTTCTTTCTTAAAACAATCATCGTCATCTACATACCAACCAGCTCCGTCAACAGTAACCCATTTAGTTTCTCCCCAACACTCACCACCAACACCCCAACCTTCCATATTATGTCTAACAACTTTTGGATATTGTGGAAAATTATTATGTTGGTTAATTAACCAAGTTAACCATGTTCCGGCTTTACCAGCTTCAAATAATACTAAATAATAATCCATGTAATATTTATACGAGTATAAAAAAACCCCCCTTGCGGGGGGTTAGATATACTAATTAAAGTATTATACTCCAGTGACTTTAATCTTTCTGTAGTATACGTTTGCGCCTGCACCAGCAGTAACAAATGGGTTGTCAGCCAAACCATAACGGGTTTTAAATCCGATACGTGGTTGGAAGTCAGACTCACCAATTGTCTTCATCATGCTTAATGGTACATATGGGCAATAGAACATTCCAGCGTCATAAGGGTTAGGACCTTTATAACCAACTGTGAAGTAGTCTATACCTGCATACGGGTCAACATAGACCTTAGTACGACCATGGATAGTACCAGCAAATAGTGAACCTGTGACATCACTGTCCATGTTATCACCACCTGTAATACCTAGGCCTGTATCAAGAGCGCCAGCTGAGTTAAGAGCAGAAGCTACACCATGTGAACAAATCACAAAGTTACCTTTTCCTCTACGAGTACTAGTAGCAATCACATTAGCTTCACGCTCGATTGCAGTAACAAGACCCTTAAACTTCTCAACAGACCAACGGCCGTCGGCATCAGTTGCAACAGCAAAAGTACCAGCAGAACCGTAAGCATATACGGAAGTTACAGAGTTAATGTTAATAGTACGGATAATTTCACGATTCATTTCAGCAAGAATCTCAGTTGACAAAATGTTTGCCAATTCAGTTTCTGCAGAAAGACCATGAACAGCCTTAAGATCTTGAGCCATCTCAATAGTGTACTCAGCTTTAAGAGCACGAGACTTTGCAGTCACAGTAGTCTTATCGATTGAGAACGCCATTTCAGGAATAGCGGGCGAACCACTAGTACCTAAAGCTTCAGCATCCGCTGTTGCCATACCAGTACCTGGTGTATAGTCTAATGCATCTGCCGGTGTATCAGTGTCAGCGGCGAAAATATCGTCACTAGCTGTAGCAGATGAAGTATCACCAGAAAAGTTGGTATTAGCTTCATTGAATAATGCTTCTGTACCACCCTGAGTCGTATAACGGCTCTTCATAGCAAAGATTAGACCAGTAGGACCAGTCATCGGCTGTACGCCAACTAAATCGAATGCTAGAAGTGCTGGAGTTGCACGACGGACTAAGCTAATTAGGACTGGGTCCCAATTTTCTACGCCACTACCAGTTTTATTGGCCGCAGCTGCTTCAGAAAGAGACTCGCGTTGAGATCTTTCTTGTGCAAAAGCTTTCTCTTGGTTCTCAAGAACAACTGCTGTAACCGCACGTCTGTGAGGATCTGCAATTAAACCAGCATCTTGTGAATCAAGTACAGGCTTCCATTTTTCCTGTAATTGTATTTGATTAATTTCTTCCATTAATATTCTCCTATGGATTGATTAAGTTCGCGACATCGCGTCCAAGTATCTCTGCATTTGATCAGATACTACTTGGGGTTCTTGTGAATCCTCGGTGATTGCATCTACTTCATCAGTAGACTCTGCCGGGGTATCTTTATTAAGGTAAGATTCCTTAATTGTAGCTACTTTCTTTGCAAAACTTTCATTATCATCAGCTTCAACAGCCTCAGTTAACTCAGTTAATTTTGCAGTTTCAGTTGCGGCTAAACCTTTACATGCTTCACGGATTATCTCTTGTCTTTCATAAGCTTTCACTTTTTCTGACAATTCAATATTCTTTTCAGTTGCATCATTTAGTTGAGACTTCGCATCTTTAGCTTCCTCAGATAAGTTATCCAAGATATCTCCTGCGTCAGCAGGAACATTGATGTGATGTTCACTAAATAATTGACCTAGTGATTGTATAAATGATTCAGTGATTTCAGACTTCAGAGAATGCTCAATTGCAACCTCGTTATCCTTCATCCAGTTTTCAACTACATATGTTAAGTAGCCGTCAACCTTG